CAGGCGTCCGATTCTGTCCGCAACCTCTACGGCTCTGCTTTCGTCTGTATAGTACAGGCCAGGGTACACGGTACGCATCAGGGCACCATTGCCTGCGCTTCTGTTGCCGTTCTGCTGGGCTGTCAGCTGTGCTGCCTGCTCCCATAGCTCATATGGTGCCAGGCCCTTGCAATCTTTCAGATCTGGCCGTCTCAGCATCATCTGCAGGGCGTTTGTGATCGCACTGCGGCAGGTTCCACCGATATCTTTCGGGCCGCCCATAGCCCACTCTGCAAAATGCTTGCCCGCCCATGGTTCCGGATTATCTGGGTGCATTGCTACACCCAGGGCTGCTGCAATCGTCATTTGCGTGTCGTCGGTAACTTCTCCCGGCTTTACGCTCAACCATCCGCCGCCGATCATTTCTTTCACGGTACCGTGCTTGTGCTGGATTTCCTTTGCGTTCATAAATTCCAGCGGGGCGCCCAGTGCGTCCCCTACTGCTACACCAAATAATGCGCCGCCGATTTTGTTTGCTAAATTCGTCATAACTTTGCCCTCCTATGCGATTCTTTCAAATTCAAAAATACCAATGCTTGCAATAAAAGCCTTTGTTGTCCGGAGTCCGGTGTTTACCTGCTGGCCGTTAATGTACTGGCGCAAATAGTAGCCGCCTACCATCTTCACGACCTCCCATGTTTTTTTACTGTTGTACCGGTCCCGGTACCATTCTCTTTTTACCATACCGCCCTCCTCAATCAATAATACCGTTGCAGTTCTCCGTTAATCAGTTCCCACTGCCATCCCATGCAATCAAACCGGATATAATTATAATCACTTGAACAGTATACTGGTTTGCGTTCCCACGTTCCGCTCTCGCGCAATCGTCTGTACTTGTTTACCTCGTAACTACTTGCCTTGTCCAGTATGAGTATATTTTCCGGTGCAAATCCACACTCTGTATACAAAAACTTTTCTGCTTCCTGAACTGTAAGGCATGTACCTATTTTAGCAAGTTCTTCATAGTCCTCCTGGCTCATTCCTGTGCCAGCGTTTTCTGCGGGTTTCCATTCAAGCTCACGATCCAACTGTTCGCGCATTTTTTCAACCATAATCTGTGCGCCTTTCATTTGCTCTTGCCAAACTCTGCGCTCTTCCAGAATCTGTTTTTCCAGATCTGCAATTTTTTCTGCCCGCTGGCGTGTCAATCGCTGGATTCCTCCGTCCTTAACCCATGCCTTGCAAAATTCATCCTTTGAGCCATCAAAACTGTAATATTTTTCTTCAATGGCTGCGTATTCCGTGGCCGTCGGCTCAAATCCCGTGCGGTCAACAAATTCTCTAATCATCATAATAGCATACCCCTTTCCGGATCCGGCAGCTT